TGGAGTCCGACGTGGAGATCTGGGAGCGTGACCTCGAAGTCATGGATAGCCTCTTCACGTACTCGTCGATCACGCGCCTCGGCCTCGGCAAGTCGCTGCTGGCTCCGGTCGCCAAGATGCTCTCGCGTCGAGAACTGCGTGAGGTGACCGCCTCGATCAAGCCTGCGACGCGGGTCGCCTCCGCCAAGCGGACCGCGCACTCCGTGGGGATGGCTCGCGCGTCGGACTCCGGAACCAACGAGCGGGCCTGGCTTGACCACCGGACCCCTCAGGCTTACTGGCCCAAGCGCAACGACTCCGACCTGACCCCGCTCCAGGTCGCGCTCTCGACTTCGCCGTGCTACGCGGTCTCGCTCTCGGCGTACCAGTGGGAGGCCGTGGGGATCATCGAGACCGTCCGGGCTGCAGGGCGGGTCATCGGCAAGCGGGACGCGGATACCCTGGCGAACCAGTTCCAACTCATGATCCTCGCGTACGGCGGGATCGAGACCGCTCACATCGACGACATCAGTGGTCTCCAAGAGGTCAAACTACGCAAACTCATCGACAACGACTCCCTGGTCCGTGGCGGGTTCATCCAGTCCGCGCTGGACGGGACCGTCTTCAACCTGGAGCCGTTCTCGGCCCTGGAGAGCCTCGTGCGACCCTCCGGTCGCGGCTGGTGGCCTCTCACCGGCCCCGACCAGATGCTCGCGGTGACAATCCTCGCTGCCTGGCTTCGGATGTCTCGTTTGGGAGTTCGCCTCTCGGCCTTCGAGACCCTCGAACAGTGGTCGCTGTTCTTCGACGGCACACACTACGGCTACGTGCCGGAACTGGTCGGCAGAGCCTGGCTGCTCAACCACGAGGACAACCTGCTCTCCTCCCAGCGCTACACGTTCTTCGAGAACTGGACCAACGAGATCGACCCGCCGTGGCTCTGTAAGCGTGGCGGGTCGCCAATGATCTTCGTCGGCATCGCCGGGAAACTCCTTACGGAGGCCATCAGGTCCGTCTCCGTCCTCGACAAGATCCCGGACGAGTTCACCCTCCCCGAGAGCGACGATCTGGCCTCGGTTGAAGGCTTCCGCGAGTCAGAGATCACCGGCGACTACGATCCCCAGCCGGACCGTCAACTTCTTGAACTTCGACGGCTCCGAGATCGCCTGATTTCCGCCCCAAGCGGTTGCGCGTACGAAGTTCGCTTGCTCGATCACTACTGAGACCTATCAGAAACTAACGAGAAGGCCCCTTCAGCGTCTTGGAGGGGCCTCTCTGGTACCTGTGGTCACTTGGAGAGTTTCAATCGCTTAGAGAGGCTCGTTTTTCAAAGACTTTTAGGGAAAAGAAAAGACCCGCCGAAGCGGGTCTTAGTTTTTACTAGGTTTCGATCTTTGGCTTGGGTCCGAAGAACGAGATGGCGATGATCGACAGGAACCACAACTGCTGGAACTCGAACTCGCGATCAAACATCGGCTCGATGTTCATCTGGACAAGCCATGCCAGAAGCGCTCCCGAGATTGCGAGTACCGCCACATAGACGATCAGGGCAACGAAGAGCATTCCTAATCCGGTCTTCACTTCTCTGCCTCCTCTGCGAACTCACGGAGAAGGTCTTCGTGATCTACCTTTTCCTTCTCGTCCTCTTCGATGAGGTTCGCCGTATCCTGAAGGATCGAGTAGATCTCGGAGATCTTCTTGGACGATGTGGTCATCAGTCGGTCGATCACCGTCTCACTCTGGTCTTCGATCAACTTGGTGGCGAACTCGATCATGTCGATCTTTTCTGCTTCTTCGACCCCTTCCCGGTTGATGTATTCATCGACCACATCTACAAATGCTGCCTGCGACGCTCCCACCGCCAGGACGATCATCTCTGCGCGGACCTTCGCTGCTTCGTAGTTGAGCGTGTAGTAGACTTCTCGCTCTGTAGGGCTAAACATAGGGGTTCTCCTTCTTCTTGATGACGGTAATTTCGATGATGTCTCCCGGCTCGATATCGGCAACAAGTGCGAGATCGTTGGGGAGGAGGGTCAACTGAGATTGACATACTGTGCTCCACGCCCCCTTGTACTTGTTACCCCGGATATCCGAGACTTCTGCCTGGTAGGCCATAACTTTTCCTTTCAGTTGCTGTTGAGAGCCGGATGGCTGAGTCGGGTTACGATGTTGTCTGCGTCTGTTCGGCTCCCTGCCAACTCTACTCTACCGAGTACCGGATAGTCAAATTGGCCCTTCACGTTGGTGAAGTCCGACCCGAAGGTCCGGTTACCGCACACGACCCCTCCGATGATGTGTCCGAGGTGCTCGTTCTCGACCCGCTTGACGAAGTCACGAATAGGCATCGGGACCATGTCCTCCAACTCGCGGGTCTCGGGGTTGGTCCGTCCGTAGCAGGGGAACACCAGAAGAAAATCGTTGATGTCTGCGTAGGCCGGAGAGAAGAGCGGAGGCTTGCCTTCGATGGCTGGCTGGTGCGGTCCAGGTCCGAAGATCTGGTGTGAGATCACCCCGTTGTGTGTCGGGAGTTTCCGATCCACGATCGACGGGACGAGGTGGTTACGGACAAAGCGGCCCGTGTTTCCGAGGTGTGAGTAGTACACCACATTGAGAATTTTCATTTCTGTGCTTTCTGCTAGGTGTGAATTTCGACGACAGCGATAAGCAGGCTGGCGATGACGAAGACGACGATCGGCAGGAGCCAGGACAGATCCTTGCTGCCGGATTTCAGAGTGAGAACCCAGCCGTACAGGTACTGCAGGACCAAGGCGATTGCGATGAGAACAAGAAAGGTAATTCCTGCGGCCTCGATTAGTCCGTCCACTTCTCCCCCTCAATTAGTTCGTCCACTAAGAGGCCGGGGTTGAACCCTCGAAGCGCTCTCGCAGTGATACGAGCGTTCTCGGACAGTTCCTCCTGGTTCATGTCTTGGTAGGCCTTCATCTCTTTTTCTCTCTTTCTAGAATCGGATCATGTAGAGGGTGACCCCGATGACGATGCAGGTCATGATGACGAGCGCTGCGATATCTCTGATCTTCATCACTCATCAATCCATGACGTGATCTCTCGGAACTGGACTGAGTCGAGCACCGACCAGGTTTCCTGCTGGCGGGAGTCCCGGTGTTCGATCGCTTCCTGTCGGGTGTACTTGGCCGGTCCGAAGATGAAGTAGCCGTCCTTGTTGAGGATGTTCGGCTGGACATAGGAGATTGCTCGGTACTGCCTTATCACCAGTCCTCCTCCTCGTCCGAGTCGGTCAGGTCAGCGTCCTGGTAAGCGTGGCGGTACATCATCTCCAGGCTGCGCAGCGTGTGCGGCCAGTACGGAGCGTGCTTGTTCAGTTCTTCCCAGTCCTCGAACCGCTCGGACGACAGGAAGATCGGCTCTCCGTCAGCGTCCTTCTCGTCCAGTTCGACGGTCAGGGTTGCCAGGTTCTCGGGGACGTTCAGGAACAGCGTCATCTCGGGGTGGTTCTTGAAACGGAAGACGTTGAACACTTCGTTGCTCTCGAACTCGTCCAGGTGCAGGTGGATCTCGTTGTCGCGCTCCTTGAACGCCTTGATGATCTTCTTGATGGGGTTCATCCTTCTCCTTGCTCGGTTGATGTTGTGCCCCCAGTTTAGCCCCTCACCCCCTCTGTGTCCAGTCGGGGGTAGAGAGGGGGTAGTTATCCGTGCTCCGCGTACAGATCGTCGATCTCGCTGCGAGCCTTCTTCTGCTGCTGCGGGGTCTGAGATGCCTGCGCACGCAACTGGTTGGTGCGGTTCTGTGCCTGCTCACCCTGGGACACGGCCCAGCGCAGGCTCTCACGCGCGGTCGGAGTCAAGCCGTAGTTCTTGATTGTGGCTTCCCACGCCGCTCCGGCCTTGAGTCGCTCAGCCAACTTGTAATGCGGGTTCAGGCTCTCGTGCAGGTACACGCACGCGATGTAGAGACCGTGGATGTCCGAGTTGACGAACTCGCTCGACATCGGGGATGTCCAGATATCGACCCACCACTGCTTGACCGGCTCAGCCCAGTCGAACTCCGGATCGTAGAAGTCATCGTCGTCCTCCCCCTCCGCTCCGGGAGGGATCGGAAGGTAGTCGTGCGGGTTCGGCATGGCCGGGATTTCTGCGTCTTCTCGGTTGGTGAGGACGGTCTGCATGACCTTTTTGCGGGAAGGTCCGTCTGCTTTTCGGGGTCCACCTCTAGCCATATTCTTCTCCTATCAGGGCTTTTACTTGCTAGGGCCATCTTAGCACGATTCCCTTATGTCGTTAAGGCCACACATACGATTTCCCCAACTGTCGCGCGTCATAATGTGCAGCACAGGTGTGCCGAGGCCGTGGGTGCCCCCGGTAGTCCCCCCACCCCATCGTTGGGAACCCCCATCAATCTCGGTTAGGTTAGCCTAACCTTGCCTGCGCAGCCCCTGTTTTTCCCTTAGGTAAGGCTACCCTAAGTTAGGTCACCCTAAGAAACAATGGTAGTACCATTAAAATCCTGGAAAAAATAATGGTAGCACGTGCTACCATTAATTAGGGTCAAAAAATTAGGCCACCCTAACTAAGGGTGGCCTAACCTAGATTGTTCCTCGTTTTGTTGCCATGTCATACAGCCAGTCCGGGGGAGACGTGACCCCGTACACAGGGAACCAGATGCCAGTGTCCAGGAACTCATGTGACGCTGTGAGCAACGGAACCGCCACCGCCACCGCGACCAGGACCCCGACCAGGACCCCTAACGCTAGTTCCCTCAACGGATGGACCCTAGCGCGCGTGCCAACTCATAGAACGGCAGATAGAGCGCGCTATCCTCGTTGATGAATGGACCATCACTGACGATGTGTGGCGCATAGTCACCAATAAAGACAATGGACAACACATTAAAAACAATTCCAATTAAAGACATTTCGGACACCTTACATAGTAGGGGGGGGGGGGGGATTAACGCTTAATGAGTG